GCAACAACTCCAAAAACTAGACCACTAATGATCGACGCTCTTTACTCTTATATAACTGAGTTTCCAGAATCAATTAAATCAGAACGATTAGCACTTGAACTGACCGGGCTTGTTTCAAAGAAAAGTGGAAAAGTAGAAGCTGATACAGGCTGTCATGATGATATTGCTTTAGCAACTGCTTTATGTATGTATGTCCGAAAATATGATCCACCAGTATTAATAGACTTTACCAGTACCCCAACAATGGCAGGAGATCTTAAAGATGTGATTAATCTCAATGATCCAGAAACAAGTACTGGTTTTTCAAATAATGAAATTATGAAACATGTTAAAAAGAATTATGATGATTATAGTGGTTTTGTAGATACACTATCTTTTTTTAAGGAGTAACAATGATTGATAAAAAATTACAAGAATTATTTTCAACACCTACTGGTTTAGAATCTGAAATAGATATTGCAGGTACTACATTTTTCTCATCTGATAAACTCAAAAATAATTTTATCTTAGCATTACAAAAATCATCTAAAGCAAAAGTAGTTGCTCCTCAACTAGAAACATTGGTTCATAAAGGAATTATAATTCCGTGTTATAAAAGTAAAAATGTTTTTTCATTTATTAAACATAAATTATCAAAAGATCCAAACAAACATGTTTTAGCATTTTATAGTGTAGATAAAAAGAAAGTTATAGTTCTCATTGATAATTCAACATCAATATTTGGAACATCATCAAACAATACTCTTTCTTCTACTACAATGCATGAATGTATGCATCTAGTAGCAGGAATGAATTTATCAAAATTTATACAAGTTTTTAAACCATATCTACAAGAGTATTATTCATCTTTTTTTGAGGATTATTTTATGCTCACAACAAAACCAAATATGAATGATTTGATAACATTTTTATCTAGATATGAAAAAAATGGCTATAGTTATGCAAATAGAGACTTAGCAAACTATTTTAAATTTATAACTAATAATTTTAAAGATTTAACAAAATTAGATGAAAAAGATTTTCTTACTAGGGCACAGCTTTATATAGTTGCCGCAAAATTATTTATTGTTAACATGCAATCTTTATTTAGAAATGCAGCAAAGTTTTCAATGTTATTTACATCTTTAAATAGAGCGTATCGACAGTCGTTTGGTAAAAAGAATAAATACACCACTCCAATTCAAGAAACTATAACTCTTTCTGAAGTAGCTTGTGTGCTAGCTGAAATGAAACCGCAAGACCCAGTAATTAAAAAACTATTTAATATTATAACGTAAGGGGTAACAAATGAACAAACCAAGACCTATACCAGGAGCTAGAGGAATTTATGGCAGATAAACCAAAAAAACCAGGAAGTATAACACAACCAGCAGATTCTAAAAATGAACGTATTGCTGAAGTCAGTAATGTAAACCGTGTTGTACAAGAGATGCAGGAAAAGACAAAACAAGATATAAAAGAAACGCAGTATGACGTTGAAAATGCTAGAGGCATTGAAGATGTTCAAAATTCAATGGTTAAAGTTTTAAGTTCTCTTAATAGTACTGTTGGTAACATTGGTTATGGATTTGCAAAAGTTGCAGCTAGTACATCAAAAGCAAGTGCTGACGTTTTAAAATCAGTAACTGAAGATATTAAATTGAACAAACAAAATACTGTGGCAACTGCTCTTGCAACAGCGTCACCTATTTTTGGTTATTTTGCAGCAAAGTTTGTTGAAACAGATGTATGGAAAAACGCAAAAGAGAAAATGAAAGCCAATATCTCTGATGCACTTGGTTCAGTAACCTCTAAATTTAGAGAAGGTTTTAGTGGGTTAATAAGTCGAGCACGATTAAAAGGAAGAAAAGAAAGACCTATAAAAAGCATAACTAGCAACAAGGGTATCCCAAAAATGCAACATGGTGGATATGTTAAGAAAGAAGGGCTTGCTCATTTGCATCCAGCTGAAGTAGTTATGCCTATTGAAGAAGTGCTTGGTAGGATTGATAAAAGTATTGGAATAACTGAAGAACTTGCAAAATCAGTTAGACGAACTGAGCTACACTCACTAGCAAGAATGCATACATACGTTGCATCGCAACAAAAGTTTGAAAAAGTTGGTTTGTTTAAAGGTTATCTAAGAGCTATGAAGCAGGTTCATGAACAGTATACTGAACCTTCTGATATTCGTATGTTAAGGGCTTTATTGGCAATTCAAGATGCAATAGGAGCTCAAGTTAGTTCATATCAACAAATTTGGCAAAAGATGCTTATTGAACATCCATTCTTTAGACATGTAGCGTTTGCTTTAAAAGGTCTAGGTAGTGTTTTTGGAGCGCCTTTTAGATTTATTTATAGTATCTTTAAATCTAGAGGTGGTTATAAAGCTCATCTTTCTAAAGCAACTAATCCTCTTGAAGCTATGGTTGAAAATTTAGGAAAAATATATGCTGAAGGTATGTGGAGACTAGATAATATAGCCTTATATACTAAAGCAACTGCTGAGGCAACAAGAGATTTATCAAGTGCTTTTACTGGTAAACAGTATAAAACACTTGAAGGAATTCCGTCCGGAATATGGAGTTTCTTTAGAGGTGGCAGATCTATACTGAATTGGATGACAAAACAATATTTTCTTAACCGAGAAAAGTATGGAAAATCTAAAGCAGGGACAGCTGAAAAATGGACTCGGGAACGAGAATTTTTTGTTACAACAATATTGGATAAATTGTCGACCCGAAGAAGACTTTTAAAAGAAACATATGGTGAAACAGGTTTTTCTAGATTAATTACACCTGGTATGGAACAAGAAGGAATAAAACTTAATGCTATACCAGTATCTGAAATTCATATAGCTAAGTTTGTAAAAAAATCAGAAGAATATATGAATGAATCAAGAAACGATCAACAAAAGCTTCTTGGTTATACTTCAGATATGACAGATGTTATAGAAGCTGAATATACTATTGAAAAGAAAAGGGAGAAAAGGGAGAAACGAAAAAGTCTCTTTGGAATGTTTGGTCTTGTTGGTGGAGGAGGATTAACAGGAATACTTACAACATTACTTCCCGTTATTTTAGGTGGTATTGCAGCTGCTTGGGGTGGAGCAAAAATAGGACAATGGTTAGATAATACATTTGGAATTTCAAAAGGTTTAAATAAAATTTGGAGTACTTTTAATGCTGCTGCTAACAGACTTAATAAAGAACAAGGTCAAAAAACACAACATATGCTAGTTGCTGCTAAAAAAGGTGGCATTAAGGGATATGCTGGAATGCAAGGTTCAAAGATTCAGACTGGTGTTGGAAAATATAATGTTGGTAAAGGTGCTTTCTTATATGAAGTTGAAACTGGTCAACAAGATTTTTTGACTAAACACTTAAATGATTATTTGAAATATACTCCAGATGAAATATCAAGAGTTCGAACTAAATGGATTCAAGAAGGTGGATTTCCATCAAAACATTTTTGGCAGAACCCTATAACATATGGAAAAAAACGAGAAGGAGAATTTTTAAAATATCTTCAAAAAGAAGGTAAAGCACAAACAGCAGTTTCAAGAGCTGCAGCGCTTGGAAAATATGAATTTCAATTACATAATCCACATCTTGTCAGAAAAGCAACTGAACAAGCTAAAAGTACATATACATCTGCAAAGAAAATAGCACATATAGAAGCTCAAAAAGCAATAGTAGAAATTAAAGAATTTGAAAAAGTTATAAAAGATCAAACTAAGAAACTTGGATTATCTAGTAAAGAAATGGGAAAAGAAATATCACACGGAATAACACAAGCAACAACAATTGCTCACTCTTCAATACAAAATATTTCTAGTACTGTTTCAAACGCTGCACAAAAAACTAGAGAAACATTTTCAGAATATGATCGCGCAATAGTTAGAGGTGATTATTTTAACGAGGGATTTTAAAAATGGCAACTAAAAAAACATCTATAGATTTTACAATAGGATTACCACCTGCAAACTTAAGAGGTGATACAAACACTGTTCTTAGAAATTCAATGCCTCTAGTTCGTATATATCCCGGTGTACCAAGTTTTACTAAAGGAATTTCATTATTTACTAGAAGAGATCTATTTTCTTCAGGTGGAAAAAATAGTAAGGAATTGTCTTATACAACACTTTTATCACAGCATGGTTTTACATTACAACAAACTTCAGCAACCAGTAATGGATACCTTGAACTTGCATTTCTAGCTGATAGTTTTCCTACAGATAGTTTTACAAATGAATATGGAGAAAACTTTTTACAATCGTTTACTGATGTTGCTTCAGAAAAATCTGCAGCAATTATGCAGATGATGGGTGCAAGTAGTGCTGGACAAGCATTTGATAAACTCACAAAAGGATTAAAAACAAAAGGTGGAACGATTGGAAAAACTATAGGAACTGCTTTATCTGCGGGAAGAAATGCTGCAGCTGATTTAGTTAAAGCTCTTCCTGGTGGAGGAACTCTTGCTGGAGGAATTAATTTAGTTTCGTCATTAGCAGCTGGTTCAAGACTTGATTTTCCAATGCTTTGGAAATCTAGCGGATTTCAACCGTCTTATACAATGACTATAAGACTTTATAATCCAAACCCTTCAGATGCAGACACAACTCGAAAATATATTATTGGGCCAATAGCTGCATTGATGTTACTTGGAATTCCAATTTCTCATGATGGCGTTACATACAGTTGGCCATTTATACATAAAATTTACTCACCTGGAATTTATAATTTAGATCCCGCATTTATTTCTAATATTACAGTTATAAAAGGTGGCGATCAACAACAAATTTCTTTTAAACAAAAATTGGGAATTGTTGATGTTCGTATAGATTTTGGCAGTTTATTTAATAGTATTTTAGCAGGAAGGAACTCTTCCAATCGTCCAACATTACAAAATTATATTGATGGAATGAGTAATGAAAAAAGTGGAGTTAGAAATTTTAGTACTTATCAACCAACATCAGCACAAGCACAAGAGCATGCAGCAGCGGCACGAATAGCCAATACAACAACTATCACTACTAAAAGACAAGCTCCAACTGCTATAGAAAAAACAGACGAAGAAAAACAAAATCCAGCCGAACGAGTTGCATCATCTGTAAAAGCAATAGCAGATGCAATAGAAGCAAAAATGCCAAGTGCATTTAAAATTTAACAAAGATTGTTTCGTAGAATAGATGTTACATAATAAGCTAGAAAGGTGTTTATAATAAACTGAGTTTGAGATGTATAACTGTCATATAATTTATTCATCTTTAAATTAGTAATAATATCTTTTAAAAGGATGGAAACTTGCGCTTTAAAATACAGTTGAGCTGAGGTTCTTTTTAAACCCATAAGATTTTTAACATATTTATAATATTCATCACCACAAACCATTTGTACAGAAGTTAGATCTTTTATAAATAGTTGTAGGAGTATTTTTATTTTATCGGCGTATCTTCTATTTATTAATTCATTTGCTATTTGCGTAGCAATTGATGTTTTTATTTTACTTACATTTTTTGCATCATTCAAAGCTTTAACATCAACAAGTTTATACATTGTTATTTTTTTTGTAACATTATCAATAACTTGTTGTCCACGTTTCAACACCACGTATTCTGGTTTATACTCTTCTTTATCATCTGTAGGTTCTTGTTGTGTTTTAATTCCAATTTTAGATTTTTTAATGTTATAATAACTTGTCGCAAAACTTTTAACACTTTGAGAAATTCTAGTTCTAGATTCTATCATAAATGCTAAAACTCTATCTTCATCCCATTTTTGTATATCTTTAGTAAAACTTCTTTGTAGAGCTTTAGATAGAAAATATAAACTGTTTGGGATTGTTTTTTCTCTTGAGAATAAATGCGTTTTTGTAAGAGTATCAAGAGCATATCTAAAAGCATCTTCATCACAATATTGAATTTGTTTATGCATCAATCTAGCATATTGAACTATTAAATAATAAACCATAGTAGCTGCATATGAAGAAGTATCTCTGTTTTTTAGAAAAAGATGCATTATAAATACTAGCAATCTTGATGTTGGCTCATTTGCAATTAACCATTTCTCAGCTTTAGTGCCTTTAGTACTTCTCTTTACAAAATCTTTTACATCTTTATCAGATATTTTAAGAATATGCAATAACTCTATATACATCTTTTTTGTCTTTGGATAATAACATGGTTGAGAAAGCTCTGCTAATTCTTTAGATGCTTTAGTTACAATATATCTTCGTAATTGTGGTAAATTTGCATCAATTTTTTTAAGAATCTCTTGCATTATTAAAATGTCCTTATAGAGATAGAATCCTCTGTAAAATATACATATTCAGGACTATACTCAAGTAATTGTGTTTGTGTAAAATTATCAATATCAAAATTAAAGAATATACTAGATTCTGGAGATATAAGCCTACAATGTTCTACTCCATCTACTCCTTGTACAGTTTCAATTATTTCAGATCTATAAATATCAGCATTTATTCCAAATCTTTCTTCAAATGTAGTTACTAATTCTGTTTTAATTGCTTGTGTTAAATCAGATAGAGTACCAGAATATGAATTAGAAACAAAAACATCAATACTAAGGTTTAAAGGAATATCATAACTTGGAATAATCCATCCTGCATCTGAGTAAATATATTTATATCCCTTGTTTGTAACATAAACCATTTGCTCAGTTTTTGGCGAAGTAAATACCCATGTTAACGCTGTTGCATCTGATAAAACTGCTATATCATCATCATGCCCATTCCAAGATCCAGTACCATTTAGAACTATATATCTATCGCCTTGTAAACCAGATGTAGGAGGATCAGATAAAATATCAGTAGCAGCAGTAAGATCAACATCATTTAATTGCATATTATCAAGACTACCAGTTGTATTTGAAAATTTAAAGTTTACAAAATCAGTAAGCATTCTATAATCTTTAAAAGTCATTGTAGTTAACAACTTCTGCAAAACATCGCTTTCAAAATCTCGTTGCACTATACTGTCATAATAACTTTTTCTAACCACAGGAATATCATAAACAATATTTGACGTACCATCAGTTATAACATTTGATAATTCAAAATCATCCAAAGACAATCTAAAAATAAATTGAGATGAGTATTGTGCAAATGTTCCTTTTGTTGGATTTGTTATAGTAAAAAAGTATGTTAGGTTACCCTTTGGAATAACTGAATTATTAGCAAATGTTAGAACAAAAGCAGTACCATCATTAACCATATTATAAGTAGAGCCAGTTTCAGATATTTCCATTGTACAAGTATTGGCTAGAAAATCACTTTCATTTGTAGTATAATGAAGTTCGTATGTTGCAGCATTTCCAGAACGAGTCACTATTAGATTATCAGCAACAAGATCATAATCTACGCCATAACTAGTTACTAAAGTGGGAATTTGTTCAATTTCATATAAAATATATGTATAATTTGCAACTGAATTTAAAGCATCAATTTCCATATCAAAAACTGTATAGTAATCAATTGAATCCTTTGTTATAATAGTTTTTCTTGGAATAGAAGTATCAACAAAAGATTCATAAACATTTTTAGTTGGTACTAGATCACTTCCAAATAGGATAATTGAAAATAGTTCAATTTCATTGACTTTTAAATCTGATCGTTTTAATACTGGAAGCGAATTTTGTCCTATTGGAGAATTATCAATAATAGTATTTGCATGAATAAAATCGTTTTCACTAACTAATCTATTTAAAGCTGTAAGACTTGAAATTGCATTTTGACGAATTTCTTCTAGTGATTCTTCATCTGCACCATTGGTTGCTGGAGATGTATTTGTTATATCATATTGAACTATTTGTGCAACTCCGCCAGATGTTGTATTATAAATTCGGTCACCAGATGTAATTGACCCAGATATAACATTACCATCAGAACCATCTGTTAATTCAAGAGTTACTTTAATTGTAGAACCAGCTTCTGGTTGATAACCGATCAAGCCATTACCAAATTGTAAATTTATACCTGTATCTGTTCGTCTTGAAACATAGCCTTTTGTTGACGTATCCATAAGAAATAAACTTGCAACTTCAGAATATGTAGTATACGCTGTACTTCCTGGTGGACGAATCTGTATATTTTGAGTTGAAATCTGACCGGAGAATGGAACATCAATAGAAACAAACTGATATTGTTGTAAATCTTCAGATACTTGAAATTCTTGAATACTAGATGTAGTTTGCTCAAATGGTAAAACAAATAAGAATTGATCTGATTCAATTGTTACTGGTAGATTATATGTTCTATTTCCTTCTTGAACAGTGACAGTTATTGACGACTGGCTATTTTTTACACTTATGCTTGTATCATAATATGTCGAAAATATTATCCCACTATCTGATGTAACTTCAAACCCATCTGGAATTGTAAAAGTAGTATCTTCGGAAAATGTTTTTGGTATAGTAAACAGAACATTTACTGTAGAAGGAGTTGCATCGCTTGGTGTATAACCCAAAAAAGCAGCGAGATTATATATTGACGATGGTAGTTGTGCTTTTGTTAAAAAGAATTCTCTATATGCAGAAATTTGGTAAAATAATAAGTTACTAGTATTTGTTGCTAAGACCTCAACAATAAATGATAGAAATGATGACTTTGTTAAATCTACATTCTCTAGTTCCATATACTGTTTTAAGAGAGTTGTGATTTGATTTCTTATCTGATCTCTCGATTTATAAACTTGATATGAAGTTGAATTGTCTGCCATTGTTGTCTCCAATTATATAAAGTAATACCCACTAGCTGAATCAAAGAGGTCATCACTTGCTATGCTTTTTAAATCTTCATTTTTTGCTAAGAGCCTTGTTAAAAATTGTGTATCTGCAAGAGTATGTATTTTTTTATCGTAATCAAAGAATGAATACACATCTTCAATTTGGTCTTCCACTTGAGTTATTGTCACACTTTGCTCAACATGAACTTTCATCTTCCAAAAAAGTCTGTCAGCATTTACAGATTTTTCTATACCACCAACATTAAAAACAGGATATACATCATTGGTTGGTCTCAAATATGTTTGTTCTAATTTTATTTTATCGTTAACTAATGGAGTAAATCCATATGTACTTGGGATAACTAATGTCGAATCATTTTCTTTAATATAACCAATATCTTGAGCATCAAATGATGTTGTAATTTCATCAATATAATAAACTGGCAATAGTAAAATTTTATTCCACTTTACTCCAGAATATTCACCAACACGATCATACGATCCACCAAACATTTTTTCATCTTCCCAAACAGTTGTTTGTGTATCAACATGATAAAATGTAGTAAGAAAAGCAACTACATCTTTACTATAAAAATCATATAATAAATTTTGGTATTCATGAATATAATCATACAATCGTTCGTAATGTTGTGTGCTCATAATTATCCTGTAATATTTTGGTCTATTGTAGTTTCATCAAATTTAACTGTTAAACTAGATTCTTCACCTGCATAATCAACCAGCAAATCCACAGTAAATCCCTTACCATTTGAATTTAAAGTAACTGTTATATCTGTAATAGATGCGCGATCATCATAATAAGCAATTCTTTGACGAATTTCTGTTTTTATTCTATCAACAGTTGAATCGTCAGCAGGTTCAAAAATCATTAAATATAAATCACTGCCATATTCTGGATCAAAAATATAACTTCCTCTGGGAGTTAATAGAATATTATTCCATGATGTTATTATAACATCAATATCTTTAACTCTTTTAAACTCACCGCTCGACGTTATTTTTGGAAGATAGTCATGTAGTGAAGTATCAGAGCCTATGACCTGCTTTCTAAATCTGTCTAACAAATTTGCCATTTAACATCTCCTGAATATGCACTCATAACTACTACTTGCCTGTATGTTCTAAAATCATTTTTTGTTTTTCTTCTTCTAACTTAGTTTTCCATTTTAAATAATCATAGAACTTGTTAACCGGCATCAAAGTAACTTCAGAATACCCTTGTTTACTCATCTCCATACATGAATAAATATTTGAAGCAAGATTATCTCGATATTCTGAAACAGTATTAGATTGAGTGCACCATACGAAAAAAGTTTTCCACCAAGTCGATATCTATCTCTTCTCTTTGAGAGCAGTGAATACAACTAGATTCCATCTTTAGAATAATACCATATTTACCAAACTCTTCTCTAAAAACTCTATAAATTGCTCGTTTATCTTTTGCTGGAAGAGACCTATATGCATCCATAATATCTTCTCGGTCTGTATAAACAACTGTATCGCCTTCATTTGGCTGATACTGAAATTTAGTAATTATTAGAGTTTCCATTAAGAGGTCTATGTTTGATTGAGTTAAACCAGTTTTGAAATTTACAGTTTCATCAAACAATGTTGGTTGTTTAAAAAACACTGTAACCTTATCTGAAGATGGTAATTTAATATCAATTACTTTCTTTAAAATATCATTTCCTGGATAGAAACTGATATTGAAAGTATCTGATGCTTGAACTGTAACCGAATATTTTTTTCCGCACGAACCACAAATTACATCATAATTTCTGATCTCTTCATATGTAATATGATATAAGCCATAAAGAAGTGCATCACGATCTTTCAGAGTTGTATTCTTTAAAAAATCGTCAAACGTTTTTATATGCTCTGGTTTCTTGGTCAGAGCTTCATAAATACATTTATTGAGATGCTCACTTATTTTAGAAGTAGATAACAAACTTCCTTTTAATCTTTCTTCTTCTTGGACATTTAGAGATCTAATATTGTATGATAAATTTGTTTGTGGAGTGATTACTTCGTATTCGGGATACTTGAAATCGAATCCTTTAAACATTTTACTTTATCTCCTTTCTTTCACTTTTATTTTTAAAAATTAGGTACCAGAACTAAGAGCACTACTTCCGTATTGCTCAATATCTGATTTAATAGCATAAACTTGGTCAGCTAAACCTTGACATTTGGTTTTCACCCAATCTTCATGCCAAATATAGTCAACGTTGAACTCAATTTCCACATCTAGTCGTCCAACTGTTTCAACGTCACTTGTGAAAAGATCTTGTGGATCTTTTGTTGGAAAAATTCCATCATATGCTGCATAGTATTCAACTGTTTTAGCATCTGGCGCTGTTGTCCAGTAATACATAACTGCTGCATATGTTTTCTTTGAGTAACCATCAAGATTATCTCCATCAACCAAAACAGATGTTCCAGTTCTATAATCTCGAATCATTTTTACCCAACCATGCATGATGTTTAGAATTGGAGTTCCATTAAACTCTAAGAATTTTACTGAAACTGAATTTCCATAGTCAATATTTGCAGGAACTGCCCATTTTAATCCACCAAGCCCTGTAAACTCTACTTTATTAAGAGTTCCACCAGGCGGTGTGACAGATAAACATGCTCCAGCTAATAGGTTCTGAATTGTACCTTGATCTGGTAACAACGCATAACCTGGAAGAGCAGCAGGAATATGAGCCATATAAATAAAATGATAACCAGTAATATACGGATCGGCAACCCCAGCAACTGTACCACCAAAATCTCTAGTTAGTCTATTGTTTGGTACATTAACAAATGAATTTTTTATAGCCATTTTCTTCTTGACCTCCTAAGTACTAAAAAGTACTAGCTTAAAAATCTCTCTTTAATAGTTTTCATTACTTCATCCCAATTACCATCTTTGATATATACTGCTCTATCATCAATATAAAAGTCAGCAACTAATTTTTCAGCAGTTATACGATCATAATAGATGTCATTGTCTGTTAGCCATGTTTCAATATCTTGAATTTGCTTATCTAGATCATAGCCACTTTCTAAAGCATTTTGTTTAGATGCTCTAGATGTAAAAATTACAATTTCAAAACCTTGTGCTTTTAACCAATCAATTGCTTGTTTGGCTCCATCAAAAGGTTTATCATAAATTGTACCATCTAAGTATCCCTTTGAGTATTTGTGTATTGTTCCATCTAAATCAATCATTGCTCTTCTAACAGGCAATGCAGATTCTAGTGGGTATAATGTTCTAATTACTTGACGTTTCTTTTTCTTCTTTTTAACTTGAGGAAAAGAATCTATAGCAAAACTACCTACTGCTTCATCTGCTTGTAGTTTTTCAAGATATTTTTTAAGAGTCATAATTAATTCCACAGGATACTAAGATTTATAATTTGTTCTGAATTTGGAACCATTTCGTTTAAAACTGGAGTGCTATATATATTAATTACTGAAGATAGAAAATCTTATTATTTTTTACAAAGGAGAAAAATATTGATTTGTGAGGAATGTATAGTTAATACTATTTGCACCATATCATGTGAATTACTGGAAGAGTCTCTTAGAGACTACCGCTATACTTCAAGAGAATTTCCAATTATTTTTTCTCGAATAACCAATAACGGAAAATGTATTGTGTTTGATTCTGAACATAAAAAAATTTTTGTTATAATAAAGGCTTAAAAATGATATGTGATAAATGTTTAATTAATTCAATATGCACTGAGATATGTGACCAATTTATTATAGAAATTCATGATGTACCAATGGGAAAAATTATACCAGAAATAATTGGAAAACGTTATAAGCAGGGGCTTATTTCTGAACTGCCTTTAGGATATAAAGTAATAATTGATTATAAAACCAAGATAATAGAAAGTATAGATAAATATTTATTATAAAGGAGAGAAAAATAGTGATTTGCGATAAATGTTTAGTTAATTCAATTTGTACAACAGCTTGTAAAAAGTATATAGATGATGGCGTAATTGGTAGAATATATACCAAAGAAATTTCTAAAAAGTTGAAAAATTATATAGTAACAATACAAAATGATAATGATAGAATTATAGGAGTTATGCAAAAACATGGAGTTATAGGAGTTGTAAAAAAGCATGGTATGCGATAAATGTTTAATTAATTCAATATGTAATACAGCTTGTAAAAAATTTGTTACTAACATAATCGGAAAAAAAGCTAATTTAAAGTATATATTAAGATTACAAAATATAAATGCTGCTATGGAAATTAATTTTAAAACAAAAATTTTTTTACATGTTACACCAGATAGACCAAGTTGGACAATAACATGGGTATACCCACCAAAACTAGTAGAAAATAAATCAGAAAGGAAATTATGAAAGTTTTTTTCACAAAGAAATTTAGAAATTCAGAATATGAAATTTTATTCAATGAAATAAATGGTTTTGAAATTACAAGAGGAATAAATGGCAAACAAGATCCATTCTCATTGGAGCTACCATCACTTCTAGATATAGGTATTATGGGCTCATGTAAAAATAATTGTAAGTTTTGTTATCAAGGCGATTATTCAGAACCTGATATGAAATTAGATGATTTTAAAAGTATTATAGATCAAACAAAGCATCATGTTAATCAAGTAGCTTTAGGAGGCAGAGGAGATCCAAATAAACATAAACACTTTAAAGAAATTGTTGAATATTGTAGAAAGAACAAAGTTGTACCAAACTATACAACTAGTGGGGTTAATCTCACAGATGAAGAAATAGAAATATCTAGAATGTGCGGGGCAGTTGGCGTAAGTGACTATGGAATGGATTTTACATACTCAGCAATAAGCCGATTAACAAATAAAGGAATAAAAGTTTCTATACATATAATTTATACAAGAGATAATCATGATAAAATCATAAAAATATTAAAGGGTGATGATGTATGGAACGGAAAAGTTAATAATAATTACTCTGTTTTATTTCTATTATTTAAACCACAAGGGAGAGGAAAAAATTTAGATTGGCTTCCAACATCAGCTCAGATTCAACAATTTTCTAAGTTAATATTTAGACCAAACACTGATTTTATGGTCGGTATTGATAGTTGTTTAGTAAACAAAGTTCTTACATTTGAACAGCCAAACAGAATTCAAAAAATAAGCATTGATACTTGCGAGAGTAGTCGTTGTTCAGGTTATATAACTCCAGATATGAAAATGATGCCATGCAGTTTTGCAGATAAAGATAAATTTTCTGTAGATATTAATAATGACATTTATTCAATTTGGAATAGTTCAAATGTTTTTAAAAAGTTTAGAAAAACTTTAAGAATAGATCCAAAAAAATGCCCATTATTTTAAGGAGTAATTTTGAGAGAGAAACAAAAAGACAAATTAAGATTTATAATAGCTTGTATAATTTTTGGTATTGCTTTACCATTTTTAAAAGTAATTGAAGTGTGGCAAAGGAAAAAATATGAAAATAAAAATAGGGTTTGTAACTAATTCGTCAAGCACAACATTCATAGTTGCGTTTCCAAAAAAGATAGAAACTATAGATGATTTAGAACCATTTATTGATAAACGTTATAGTGAATATATTTTTAAAGATACTAAAAATACCTTACAAGCAGAAGCAAAAGATTCATTTGAAATTATTAGTAATGAATTTTCTTTAACAATGGATGAGTATGATAATATTACAAAAGAGTTTTGCGAAAGTGAAAATATTACTAAAGAATTAATATATAAACAACATGTCTGGAGGCAAATATTTTGGGCTCATGAATGTATTATGCACAAAAGAATTAAAGATAAAAGAGCAAAAGAATTTTTAGAAAGGATACCTGATGATTCTTACATCTATATCTTCAATTTTGAAGACTATCTCGACGGCATTGAAGCTGAACTCGAGCGGGGAAATATTTTTAAAAAATTGCCGCACATTAGAATCAGCAAACACTAAGATAAGGAAAAGTCTTAATATGAATTTAGATAAATCAGAAAACAACCCAGATCTAATTACTAATATTTCAGAATATTTTTTATTAGAATTTGTAGCAGTACCTCAAAACTTTAATATTGAGTTACATTTATCAATGCATGAACAAATAGGAGCATTTGAATATAAACACATAAATTTAAAACAAGTTAAAAAAGTTGCTTCTGCCATTGCATTCTCACCAGTTGTTTCTTTGTTAAATAATGCACTATTAGATCCAATTACAGGATTATATATAATTTCAGTTCTTGATGAACTGGGATTGGTTCTAAAAACAATTCATAATCCTTTAACAAACCGTGAATGTCGTTTTGATAAAAATTTTATAAATAGATATATACGAAACTATGAACAAGGTAGTAGAACTCATATTCGGGGTCAAAATGCAAATCATATTAATATCGTAATAATAAATGTATGTATGATTTTGCAACAAAACGTTATTGATGAAGCTATACAGATTGCTAATAAAACTGAAGTTGACCAGAACAACCTAGATGGATTAGTAAAAACTTTAAAGGATTTACCTTAATGAAATATAATGACCTTCAAGATGGAATTAACGTAAAGATTGTATCTGCAGAAAAAACTAATTTTATATTTGGTATAACTGAAGAGATGTCAAAAATGGTAGGAAATGTTTATCGAATTAAAGAATTTTATGAGATTCACGGTGAACAAACAGTAATTATTAAAACTTGGAAATGGCATCCAGCTGATCTTACAAGAGTTGATAAAATAAAAAAGAAAAAAATCGAAACCGTTATGTTTGATTCAAACAATTTATTTTCAGAAAGGTAACTTATAACGGAAAAAAGAGTCGCCTAAAAAATAAGCGACTCTTTTTTTGTACAAATTATTCAATAAAGAAGTTCAGTTCAATTTGTTCAACTGTTCTAGTAGGTTGAAGAATTACGTTAACATGAAAACGTTTAGTTTTTCTTTCATAGTCTGTTGCTCCAACATCTATTGAGTAACTATCTAAACCTCTTCTATTCTTAATTACTTCAAGGAATGATACAATTTCTGTTGATACTTGTCCCCAGGTAATAGGATCATTTTGTTCAAAAATAAAATTTTTACAGAATTGACCAATAGCACGTTTGCAATATAAAACCAATCTTACTATATTTAAATCTTGCAGACCACTTGCTTTTGATTGTGATGTTAATTGACCCCAAACAACGTAACCCTGAGCAAACTTAACAATTGGATTCAACTGTTTTAAGTATAGTTGATCTCTCTGACCCAATCTTGGATTAAATCTTAGATCTTTAATTGAGTCAATTGCAGCACGTTGAAAACCGGCTGCTGCATACCAAATCTCTGCTACATTATCATTTCTAGGAATTAAATAAGACATATGGTAGATTGGTGAAAACCAAATATCTTCTCCTGTAAATGGATCGGAAACTTTATTAAACGATTCATATAATGCTACTAAATAAGTATTAAATGTATGATCGTTTGTTCGTGCAGAAAGAGCCAAATTAACAGTTGAGTTATCACCATTATCAAGAATTCCTACACAGTCTCTTCTTGTTTCGCAAAGATTTGCAATTGCAGTTTTAACATCAGTTGGATAACCAGCATCATATACCAAAGTAAAATAAACATTCTCTGGATCAAGAATTGCGTCATCAGTTAAACCAGCATAACCATCTTCAAGAAGAGTTTCAGCTTCAGTTGTATCTAATGAGCCATCAGATTGTCTTAATGTTCCTTCAGATCCTTTTCTCAATGGTTTTGGCTCTGAAGAAGTAAATGCTGAATCAACACTTCCATATGCTTGTCTGATAAAATATGAAATATCTGAATCAGTATCAAATGATGCAGTACTACCATTCCAACCTTGACTTGCTCCTGTTAGATTTTTATCTGCAAATACATGAATTTCATCATTATCAACTCCAGCTGCAGCACCTAACCAACCCCAAATTTCAATTCCTTTTGCATCTTTAGCAATAACAACATAACTTGCATCTCCGGTTTCAGTAGGATTTTCCCAATCAGAAAAATCTTGTTTAGTATCTGAGATATAAGCAGTTCCAGCAGTTAAGTCAACAGTCACTGTTCCAATATTTTTATCATAATTTTTAGCAATCAATTTATATCCATCAGTATACTCGCCACTTGCTAATGTCATTTGTGCTCGAAGAACTGTTGAATATGTTTCTAGAATATTTACAATAAAGATTGAATCTCCAGCTGTATCAACTGCTTGAGGATCTAGAGAAACATCAAACGATTCAATAATTAACTCATTTCCATCTGATTGTTTTTCATAGATATCTAGAACATATACTCCAGTTAAGGTTGGATTTGAATGAACTGTCATTCTTACTCCAAGAGCGTTGTAATAATCTCCACGGCCAATTGGATATAAGAACATAATTGGTTTTGCTGAACCAGCGGCGATTAGATTGGTTTGTATTTCGGTTTTGCTATTTAGACTATCTACATAAGTAATTGAGATGCCAGCAGTAGAATCTCCTAAAGTAGCATCAATTCTCATATTAGAATATGTAGCATCATCTGAAAGCAAACGAATCCAGTATAGAGCTCCAGATTCGCCTAAATGGTTATAAGCAATATAAGGACCTTGACCATAAGCTTTTGTAAAGTCCTGTATATTTGGCTCGCCCCATTCGTTAATAAAATCAGCTCTTGAGCCAACAAGAACTAATTCATTATCTCGGCCTTTCTTTGAAAAACCGCAAAGAAAACCGATTGTTGATGGTACGACCTGAACAAATGTTGACAGGTCTATAATTTTAGTATAAACACCAGGTGATACATTTGACATGGGTTAAACCTCCCTAAATTTTAAATTCTTATTAAATTCTATTAGTGTTTTTTCCTTTATAATTAGTAGTATAATTTCTCTATTAACCCAAATCAATATCCTTTACTTTTTTTTGTTTATAATTTCCTTATACGTATAAATACCATACAAAAATTAAACGTCTGTCTGAATTTTTAATTAATGATGGAAATGTAACTCGAGCAAATAAACTGAAGTTTCCATTATATCCCGCACCGTCACTTTCTGCTGAATATAATCCCGCTTCGCTTAACTGTTGTCCATTAGCATCATTAGTTCCGATTGTTGCTGTAATTTTAATAACTAAATATCTATCATCGTTTAATGAGTCAGATTCAAATGTTACAGAATCAAATTGTTTTTTATAGTAACCAGTATCTGGGTATGTTGCACCATCATATACATGATAGTCTCCGTATGATGAAGTAGTATCGCTCATCATTACTAGTGAAGATAATTCATCATCTGCATTGGTTGGTGGTGTTGGATCAAGAGGATCAGCTGGCTGAACTCCACCATCACCCACTCCAATCCATGAGATAAATTCATCTTTAGTTGGCGTAACTAAAGTATTATCAGTATTGACTATTCTTTGTGCCAACATTTCTCGTCCTAAATAAACAACTAAGTTACTCTTATGAACTAATTTTTTCTTTCCATCTTCTGTAGCTTCAAAAATATGAACTTCGCCCTGAGGTTTTCTATCTAGAGATCTTTTTCCATTAACGGCATCAACTAAACAGTTTTCACCATAATAATCTCTAGCCTCTATGGTTGTATCCTTTATTTTTTTCATAGTCTATAATCCTTCTGCAAGAAGTTAATTTATATTTTGTTCTAGAAATATTCCGTGTTTAGATGTAAAAAAAGGTCACAAAAACAATGAAGCTACATCTGTTCAAAGTTTTGTGACCTTTTGCAATTACCTACATAATTTTTTTTAAATTACTCTAAAAATGTTCCACAATTTGAGCAAAATTTTGCTGATGATTTTGATCTTCGTCCACATGAAGGACATTCGAGTTTAGTTGAAACTGTAACTGGATCTTGAACTACTGTACCAGAATTAGTAATGCCTTTCATTTTAATAACAATAACTTTAGATTGTTCTAATTCACCTACTGAACCATACATAAATTGCTGGTTACATTCAGAACCTTTTACTGTTATTCCTTCATCATCCAATGGTTGTCCAAGAGATTGAACCCCAAGAGATTCTTCTTGAACATTAAAACACCTAGCAGTTGGTTCATCTTTCATTGATGATCCAATAACGTCTCCACTAGAATTAGAAAGAGTATAATCGTTCATACATTTTTTAGTTCCATCGCTACTAATATTACTATTATATGTCCATTGTGGCCACCAATGATATATTGGTGTAAATTCATGATGCTCGTGATGGTGATGGTGATGGTGATGTTCTTCATTTATGATTTGTTTTTTTACTTCTGGAAACGGTTTTTCAAAAGCAAATTCAACTCTAATTAAGCCATCATCTAATTTATCACCTCGATGATCTTGAATCTCTTTTGTTTTATTAATAAACTTAAATTTATTTTTAGCAACGTTTCCACTTAAAAATCCTTCTAATTCTGTACTAGAATTTCCATTAAGAATTAACGAACTGTAGTCAAGAATGTCTTGACCATCAATGTGAATTTTTACTGAGGCACGTCTAGAATCTAAGTTCTTTAAAAGTAGTGAGTATTCACTACCAAACGGAAGGGATACTGTGTCTTCTTTTATTCGTAGGATTTTCCCCCTACATTTTACTTCGACAACGAAATTATCTTTATAAGTCATGATACTTCCTCCTTATAGGCCAATGGGTTAGAAGCCTAAGTTATTTTTTAAACCCATTTGAGTATTATCATGTAGGCAATTCTCATATATATGTTCTAGTTATTTATACAGATTATAAATTTTTACCATAATAAGTTCCATTCCACATAAATGTACCATCAATTATGGTTATTGGAGTAAGATTAAAATAACCAGTTGCTGGCAACCATTCTACAACACCAAATTGATTTACCCAAAAGTTAGGTAATCCTTTTTTATAATCTGGCTTTATGTTACATAAACAACCAAGACAAGCTGCCATATGATACCCACGTCTATCTACTGGAGAAACTTTTGAATATATTTGAGGATTGTGAACGTGAGCATAAACTACGTTACCTTCAAATGATTCTAAAGTTTTTGCAGCGTGATATTTATTCCAGTAGTATCCATGGATAACACTTAATTTTCCAAGTTTATATATTTGATTGAATGGAATAATATTATATCCTCGTTCTGTTAAGTTCAAGTTTCTATCAATATCTATAAGTTGTTCAAGTTCTGGATGTTCTTGAATATACCAGTTAACTCTTTCTTCATGATTTCCAATTAAAAATGTTCTTCTTGTGTCATCTGCTGTAAGAGTTTCATGTACTCTTAAAATATCTCTGTCAAAAGTTTCATAATCATTTACTAACCTTTGCCCTTCTTTTAATAATGGTTTTCTTTTGTTCCATCCAGAAATACAGTCCAATGACATTTGGTCTCCCATATAGACTAGTTCATGTGGTTCATATTCAAAAATAAATTGGTTGACTGATTCCATAACTTTGGGATCAATATGTGGATAGTGTATATCTGGAAGGAGAACTGTTTTTTGGATTTCATATAATTTATCATTCATAGAAGACTTTTTCTCACATCTACTTGCAAAACTTCCAGCATATTTATATACTGTTTTTTCACCACAACCAACAACTTTAGCAATTTGTTTATTGGTTAATAATGTGGTATCAGCAAGCTTTATTATCTCTTCCTTGTATTGTGACATATAAATTATATCCTCCTACTATAAATTTATATTTTGTTCTATATAATATGGAAAACTACTGAGATAAATAGTGGGAATTAATCTAAAAAAAATAGAAATACACTAGGAAGGATATTTAGTTATAGTAAGATTCCACTTCCATTTTCTTGTAGTAAATGATCGTTATTTTCAAGTAACAAGTAGCTTAGTAGAGCTTCTTCAACTGTTATAAATACTAGATCAAAACCATGTGTACAATCGAATGTTCCTTCTTCATCAAAATCTCTAAAACCACCGGATTGCCAATAATCCATACTAAATACTTCTTTTACTTCAAATTCAAGTTTAGGTGAAAACCATAGCAGTGAATAACTTGTTGAATCTGTAGCTCCTGATAATTCAACAGTTATTGAATCTATAGTTTTTGAAGTTATCAAATGTGAATATAATGATGTAGGTGTAGAAGTTGGAACACCGCCACCTCCTCCAGTTGAGTATGCTGGACCATCTGAGGTTCCAGTTAAACCAAGTACAGCTTGTGTTAAAACTCCAAAACTAGTAGAACTACTAGGTGAATTTATTGTAACATATTCAATTCCATCTGATGTTCCTGCAGAACCAAGCCCACCAGCAAACAAACCCCTTTGGTCCGTTCCGTTTGAAGTTGAAGCTAAGATTTCTTTATCAGTTGATAAATTTCCAAAATTACTAGCATTGCCTGTAGTATTTATTGTTACATAATCAATAATATTAGTTCTTATTGGAGCAGTATTAATAACACCACCACCAAAAATAGCTCGTTCATCAGTAGCATTTGATGTAGCTGCTAAATTAGCTCTACTAACAGTAAGATCACCAAAATCATTAGCATTTCCCAATGTATTAATTGTAATATACTCAATTACATTTATGAACGTTACAAAGCTAATAGCACCCCCACCAAAAACTCCTCTTTCATTAGTTCCATTTGATGTTCCACGAAGAGAAGGTTTTGCAACTGTTAAATCACCAAAATTAGAAGCAGCTGATGTTGTACTAATAGTAATATAATCAATAATATTATAAAATGTATATGTACCTGCACCTGAAGCACCTCCACCAAAAACTCCTCTTTCATTAGTTCCATTTGATGTTCCAGCAAAGTTAAATCTTCCTGCTGTAAGCGTTCCAAAAATAGACGCATTACCAGGAGTATTTATAGTTACATAATCTATTGTAGAAATGCTTGAATATCCTCCAGCAAATGTTCCTCGTTCATTATTAGAGTTTGATGCTCCTGATAAATATAGTCTGGCTAGTGTCAAATCTCCAAAATCTGCAGAATTTCCTACTGTTGAAATTGTTACATATTCAATATTATTTATAGCACCACCACTACTACCTCCAGCAAATAATCCTGTATCTCCTGAACTTTCACCACCTCCTCCAGAGACAGCACCAGCATCAGATGTTGCTAATAATCCTGCAAGTGTATCGTCTAGATCTCCAAAATCATTAGCATTACCAGTAGAAGAAATTGTAACATAGTCAATTACATTAGTAGAAGTAGTAAGACCAATAATACCACCACCAACTATTCCTCTATCGTTAGTACCATTTGAAGTTGCTCCAGTTGCACCTTTATCTGCTGATAAATCTCCAAAATTAGAAGCATTTCCAGTAGTGTTAATTGTTATATAATCAATAGTATTAGTCCTTGTTGGTGGTGGATTAATAGTTCCTCCAGCAAAAACTCCTCGCTCGTTTGTTCCATTAGATGTTCCAGAAACATCACCTCTAATTATACTTAGATCTCCAAAATCAGTAGCATTACCTGGTGAACTTATAGTAATATAATCAATAACATTTGTATAACCCGAAATATATCCTCCGGCAAAAACTCCTCGATCATTAGAATTATTTGATGTTGCAGCCAATCCAAATCTTGCAAAAGTTAAATTTCCAAAATCTAAAGCATTTCCTAATGTAGAAATGCCAATATAATCTATAACATCACTAGCGCCTCCGGAAGTTCCACCACCAAAAATTCCTCGATCAATATTAGGGTTTGACAATCCTGAAAATAAATATCTTCCAACTGACAGATTTCCAAATGAAGAAGCATTACCTGGAGTATTTATTGTTATATAATCAATAGTAGCATTAGATGTAGTTCCTCCAGCAAAAACACCTCGCTCATTATTACCATTTGAAGTTGCTGCTCCATAAGTTCTTGGATTAGTTAAATCACCAAAATTAGTAGTATTTCCTATAGTCGAAATAGTTACATATTGGATTGTAGTAACATTAACAGAACTGCCATTTCGTCCACCACCAAAAATACCTCTATCTATTCCTGAGCTTCCTGGAGAATCGCCTCCGTCTCCGCCTCCGCCTTCAGAGATTATAGTTCCAGGAGATTGAACAGATACAAATATTGGATACTGTTTATTACTATAAACTGTAGTAACGGGAATAGTTACTTCTGATACTCCAAGTGGAAGATCATATTTACCATGAGTTCCTTTTGAATCACAAACACTCCACTCAATATTATAGTTATCAGAATCCATAGGTTCAGAGAATCTAACTATAAAATAACCTGGCTTCTTATCAATAATATCAAACAAAAATAGAGAAGGAATAGTATCAACATAGTTTGATAAAGTTAATGCTATTGCATAGTCTGTTGATGTACAATCGCTTGTGAGTAATACTATTGCTGTAGAGTCTCCAGCAGATAAATTATATACTCCAGTAATTCCAGTTGAATCAATAGCCCAATCTGCATAATATCGATCTGATTCAATTTTTCCTGATAGAAGAACATCAAAACTTGTAGTTCGTTTATTAGTAACTATTGATGCAAAGGATGCACCGCTTCCAGATTCATTTCGTATACTTACAAAAGGAATATAATTTGTAGAATCAATAGTTCTATCAAATAATATTGTAAACGATGTTGAATTAGGATCTAGAGGAGAAGAATATGGAATATGTTTTGTATTTGTGTTATAACTATAATCATTTAATTGAGAAACGACAAATGCGCTACTATCACTTGGGCATCTCATATGGTCATAAATAGTATCTTCTTGATAAATCTCAGTTGTTTCATTTACTACTGCGCCATAGTCAAAATTAGAACCGCAATCAAATGTATCTCGTGAATAATACGTAGCACTTGTATTATCTTGGCAAACTATCTCACTAAGTTTATCCCAATAATTTGCATAGCTTATACCTGTAGGCGGTTTTGTTGTAGTAAGAGCATAATGTGCTGATGTACAAATATATTGATTATTATCTTTGTCAGGTATTACATCATTAAGTTCATAATACTCTCCAAGCTTCCAAAAACCTCTAAATCTGATTGAGGATGGATTCTCCAAATAATGTCTTGTACATTTTGTAGAGTTTTCGCATTGAATTATAGAAGTAGCATCTACAGGTGTATCAGAGCTGCAGCAAGGGGTGCTATCGCCAGTTACAAAATCATATACATTAATATCTGCATCATATGAAACCTTGTCTTCTACTACAATTGAGTTTAATAGTCTATCAGATATTCGTAATGATTCTAATAAAACGATCCTTGCTCTATATGGTTTAAAAAAATCTATAACTTGTTTTATATCTTCAAAGAACGCTTGAATACCAAATAGAATAAAACTAAAATTTACAAAACCAAGACCAAAATTAGTTCTTACCCACGTTGATAAATCTCTAAGCAGCGAAGATAAAACATCTTCTAAATCTCCAGAACTATCTAAATCAGCTTTAATGTCTGGAGCTATTTGTTGTAGATATGTACCAGCATCACTAGAATTTTGTAAAAAGTTAGTTGAAGTTAATCTTGAGAAATTATTTATATACTGGTCATATTTAGTTATTAAATTACTTCTACTTGTTGGTTGTGTTGTTATTGAATTATATTCTGAAACTATATCAATAGCATTTGTATTAGTTCCATCATAGCATTTAAATCTGTCTGCTACAACACCAACAGAATATAATTTATTAAATACATATATTGTTGATAGATATAATTCTAATAAACTTCTTGTTTCTCCAACAACTGAAATATCAGCATTTGCTATAGGAGTAGTTGCATATGTTGTATAATAATCATATTGGTCTTGAACTGCTCTTGCTAAAATTGATATCTCAGGACCATCAATATCAATTATAGGTTGAATAGCCAAATAAGGAGTTTTAGATGGAAGATTAATTTTATTGATATTGTTTAGTTGTAAAATTTGTTGAGCAGTATATAACCAGTGCGGATCAGATGCTGTTAAATTTTCAAACGGAAGAATAATTCTGTTTGGTGTAATTGAAGATCCTGTAACTGCTGTTCCTTTGAATTGAAGTGATGTTGCAGATTTAAGTTCTAGAAAAAACTCATAGATATCTAATGATGTTAATCCATAGTAATTTAAAACATCATAGATAGATTGTGGTGTGCCTTTTACTTTATATAGATTTACAAGATCTAAAAAAAACTGAATTTTTTGTTCTAGAGGGTTTTCATCAAAACCATGAAGTGATGTTGAGTACGGAAAACCAAAACTTCTAAAAAGTTCATCAAGATCAGAATTTGATAAAGAGTGAGGATCTGAAGCATGAATAGATGAAGTTGCAAATGTTCTATGAGAAGCATAAAGATCAATAAGAAATTTTCTTAAACGATCCCAATCAGTAGTATCAAATGACGATTGATCCACAACACTACTAAAGAAATTCTCTAGTTTTGCTTTATCTGATTTTGCTAGGGAATCTAATGCATCTGTAATATTACCGCTGCCCGTACTGATTGCATTAAAGATTTCCCAAAAAGAATCTATGTTAGACATTTAATCTCCTTAACAGATCTCAAATGACACTTCTCTATCTGTCATAAACGTAAAAAACTCGTCAACTAATTTTAGTTCAAAACAAGTTTCAAGTAGAGTTCCGGTTGTAATCAAATTTAAATTGTTGTAATTGCTATAGTTATTATAAATCTTCAATTGTAAATATAAATAAATTAACTTCGATAATGGAGTATTTAATGTCTCAAAATTCGCATATAAAATCGCTGGTATGGAATCAACAAATGATACAGATGTTGAATCAACTATAGTCAATGATGTTGAATCTTGTCTATATTTAAGTAAAGAATCTAATAATATAAAGTCATGTCCTTGTAAATTAAAAATATTTCCGCCTGTAGTCGATGGAATATAATATTTTGATGAAGGATAAAGCATTAAACGTTGTCTGGTTAATACTGGCCAAGATGCTCTATCTTCTTCCTTATATAAATATGTATAAGTACTAGATGAAAAAGTATCAGCAAATAATAACTCTACAACAGTTCCAGGTGTTAAAAAAATTTCATCTACAGTAACTGGTACAGGAACTTCATATTTATTAACGACGGATGAAATTACAAAATTATTTATATAGTACTGAAGTTCTGGTACTAAAGCTGTACTTGCTAATGTCATTAATCCCTCACATCTGTTTGAATTAGATCATTTGTACTTAACATATCTAACATATGGAGCACCAGTGTTTCAGGTTTATAATCTCTAAAAGTAAATTCTTTATTCTTAGGAGCATCAGTACTCCATCTACCACTATGAAATCTAACAGATTCTTCTAGTGTATAAAACTCATCTTCTGTAAGCAATTTAAGAAAAGTTTCTCGATTTGAAGCTATCATATCTCCAGCTTCTTTATCATGTTTATTATCAGTATGTCTTCTTGTACCCATCTGACCATATTTTATTGCGTCATGCAATGCTACAGCAAATAATACTTTATCAGCGCCCGATGTCTTTTTAACTATATTTAACATACTAAATAGCTTAACTGCTACATATAGCATTTCATAAACATGTTCAGCAATTGTAGCTACTTCTCCATTCGCTTTTCTATGGTATTTTCCAGTTGATGATGTAGGTTTATTCCATATGTTGGGAAGCATTTTATCTATTCCTTGCCATAAAGAAAAACTTTGATCTGTCATATTTTCTTTTAAAAGTGCTTCAATTCTTTTTCTATAACCCATTACAGATTCCTTTCTTTATTCTTTTGCTCCTCGTTTTGAAAATGAACTTTGAGATTTTTGTAATAAAGCAGTAGCTTTTCTTAAACCTTTCTCTGCTTTAGAAGCTTCTTTAGCATTTCCTGCTTTCTTAGCAGCAGCTAACATAGCTTTATACTTATCTACTTTACATTTAATCATACAATGTTGTCTTCTTGAAGTATTTAATTCATATGACCCACATGCTTTTGTGCATTTATCAAATTGTGATCTAATAGTTCTATACACAAGCCAAAATGCGTTTAGTCCAGCCCCTGCACCAGCAAGACTAGCATATGTTTTTCTTATTTTTGCAACTCTTCCACCAGCTTCAGAAACTTCAAATCTATCATTAATAATACCTTCTGTTTGTTCATCAATTTTTGTAACTATTTTTCCATCTAACAAAAGGGCTTTTACTTGAACATCAGTAGCTTCATTTTGAATAAAATTAAGTAGTTGTGTTTTAGCACCTTTGCTTAATTTTGATTCTGTAACTATCGCTCCAGCAATTATTCTTAATTGTTTATCCATTATCTTTTACTCCTCCATAAACACTAACTTTTCTTCTTAAGATTTTTTATAGATACTTCTTGTTTCTTTATTTTAGTATCTAATTTAGAAATTTTATCATTAAGTTTTTTCGTACACTTATCTGGATTCTTTGTATTTTTACATAACGTCATTTTATTTTTAATAAAATTTTGTTGCGTTTTGTATTTCTTTATTAATACGCCCTTCTCACATATTTTCCAGCCTTTACTTCTGCCTTTATAGTCTTTACATTCTTTACTAGTCGAGATTTTTTCCAAAATTTTCCAACTCATGAAAATAATTGCTGCTGCAGCTAGTAGAGATTGAGTTACATATTCTCCGTGACTTAGCGTATAGTA